TTCTGTAATAATTGAGTATTACGTCTTTGGAAACATCAATTTTTATATCAAGCCAGTTGGCACACTCAAACAACTCATCAATAAAAACTGTTTCATTGCCTGTGAAGTTTTTTTGCACATTCCATTGGTAGGCGTTGTTGGACATTCGGGCACTGTATTCATCAATGTCGCGATCATGCAATTCTTGTGTGGTAGGACTGGTTTCGATCCATCTGAATATCTCGCCGTGAAATGTTTCATTTAATTCTTGTTGCAAATTTGCGGGTAATTGTAAAAATTCAGCTGAATTAATCGGCGGAGATACAGGCCAGTCTGGGCCGCGCACAATGTCCCAATATGCTTTTAGTTTCTGTATTTCCGCTGTTGGTTTATAGCCACGCCGTTGCACAAATTCATGATAGTGTGTTAAAAACAATACCCGAGCATTGGGCCAGAACTTTAAGTATGCATCCAAGTGTTGCATACTGTGCCCCACTATAAAAAGATATTTGTTACTTTCAATCAGTTTTGATATTATATAATTGAATTTTTTTTGTATGATTTCTGGATAATGTATCAAATAATCCGTTACTTGTACACCAAATAAATTGCCACACCCGAGTCCTAAATCGTTCCACTGAGCATTGATCAAGGTTTGGTCCAGCTGATCTAAAAAATAATTTGTTTTTTCCAGTGGACTCAACCCAAATTTTAATTGTTGTTCAGCCAAACGAGATTCTCTCAGTACACACTGGTCAGTCAATGACAAACAATTGATTAAAAAATTCCCTCCGGCGCCACTGGGATAACAGACCAACACTACTTTGTTATAATTTCTATCAATCATCGACCAAATTCATATGTAGTGCTACCAGAGCCGCATAGCTTACTGCGTGAGCTTTTTTAAATGTATAACCTTTGCTGTCGTCACCGTCCCACACCGACTCAAACACTTCTGCCCAGGAACGATTTTGCAAATGTGCTTTGCCCGGTCTGATGATACTGATAAAGGCTGCCATTCTAGGAATCGAGTCGGGTTGCATGCTTTCCAGTAAATGATGATAGCTTCCGATATGTGATATCTTGCTTGCAAATTGTCGATCAGTCCACAGTCTTTGCCACGGTGGTTCTTTGGCCAACATTTGATTGTAGTGCTCAGGGCTTTTGACCAAAGTATAAACATTTTGATTTAGTAGGTCGATTTTAAAATACCCACGCTTTTCTGCTTCTTTGTAATCTATTGCAGAACAGTTATGCACAGGATCATAGGGAATGTCTGTTACATACACACCGGAGTTGTGTCGACGAGTATCTCCAACTTTTTCTCTTGCATTGATTCCAAATTTTGTCAGCCGTGCAGGAACATGTTTGATTAGTTTTAGTATGCTGTCTCTGTCAGCAAAGTCAATGTCAATGTCTGCGCTCATAACACAATTATAGCAATAATAGCAATGTAAGTCAAATAGTGCAGAGTCTGATCCAGTCCAAACCAAACCCAAAAACGGTGATCTTCAATGCCAAGTCCAAGACTCAAATTGGTTTTTGCCCAGTCAATGTGATAATGAACTGCTGAATCTATCAGAGCAATTGTGACAGCATCTTCAGGACGTACAAATCCAATCACTACAAAAAAAGTCAGTAACCCGTGCAACGCGGCATGTGTCATTCCACCAGGAGATCCGTAGTGCCCTTTGTCCCGAACCATGTATGGAAACTGCCAAAGAAAGTCTGCCAAAAAGTGCTTGATACCAAACAATGCCAAAAGATATATTATTTCTATCATCGTATAAATCCTGTAATGATGTTGTCAAAGTCGGCCACAGTCAAGTGATCACACTCGCAGGTTAAAAAGTTTATTTTATTTTGTTGGACCATTTCTTTGTACTGATCGCTGACAAATACCGATGGGTTTTCTGACAACCACTTGACTGCATGACTAAGTTGTAGATACCGCAACTTATGATCGACTGTGTTGTCAAATTTCTGTAATTCTGGTGGTAACAAATTCCACGCTGTGTAAAATCCAATTTTGTTGTACAGTTGATTGACCTTTGATCCTCCCACTGGCAAAGGCAAACATTCAGAATAAAAGCATTTAATAGCTTTTTCGGTCATGCATAATTCATTGTTTTGCCAAGTTGTTTCTGGAAAAATAACGCAATAATTTTCAAAATACAGCGGCAGATGAAAGAACCCAGGAGGAATAGTGCCAAACTTTTGATCAATGCCTAGACTAACTGACATATCATAATAGGGATTGTTGTACTCTTCGATCAAAACTTTTTCATTATAGTGTTGATTGACCCATGTACGAAATTCAGTGTCTTCGGATGATTCCCATTGGGATTCGCCTATCTCACTTATTTGCTCAGTTAAACTATTTTTAATTGTTATATCTAAATTTAACAAATTCAAATGATCAATAAACAACTGACGTGGTGTGCGATTTGCCCCATTGATATAATACAACGAATTTGTTTTTTTTATTTTTTTTAAATCATAAAGGTCAAAGTATTGTGGATAAAAGTGTCGAGTCCAGAAGTCTCTGCAGAGTTGTACACAGTACGGAAAACAAATAACTTTGTGTTTGAGTTCATGGTCAGGAGTAAGATAACTATTGGCAACCAAAAATACATTGGAATAATTCAACATTGTTTTTACAATAGGACTAGCTACCATAATGGGTTCTCCTCCATTGCAAATCAACACAATATCATACTTTTTGACCAACTGCTCGTTTAATTGAATTTCATTGACAGAATCAAACAAAATAGTTAAGTTGTAATCTGTTGGATCAAAGTCAACGTCGGTGTTGATCAATGTGTATTCTATACCATTGTCATAGTGACTTTGATGTTGTTTATATGCATGCCACGCATCTAAAATCTGATGTCCAACTCCCTTAGACAATGTTCTAATCAAGATTTTCATTTGTTGTAACCCTGAATCAAATCAATCATTACCAACCTGCTTTCTTTAAAATGTCCCGAGCATACTCTTGATCGGCCATGTAATCTGCAAACTTTTTGGTCCATACTTCCGAATCAATATAGGGCCATATCATGGCTACCTGTGTAGGATCTAGTTCGCTCAAGAACTTCAACCCCGATTCTGAATTGTACAACACCCAGGCGCTGATTCGTCCTGTGGTTACAGCATAGGCCATGGCATTAGAGTTGCCATAACGCAAGCAATCCTGTGCTGGATGCCCAGATTTTTCAGCCCAGTCCATGCTGAATTCTATGGCACGAGCCAGAGCATCGTTTACATTCTCCACACGCAAGTAATCCAACAAGTATTCTGTGTAGATTGAGTCTTTGCACCAGTAATCAATCTTTTTGTTTTGTCGAATTAACCATTCAGTGAACCGTGCCGGATTGATGGCCTTGATAGACATACAATAGCGACCAAATTTCACAAACGCACGATAGAAACTGCTTTCTGCAAAGTCATCAAATGTTTTTAACTTGGCACTGCCTTGTGTTACTTCATAGAACTTGATGTAGGCTTGAAAACCCAGTTGAACTCCACGTTCGTTTTGTTCCTGAAAGCGGCGCTTGGGCTCACACACGTGAACTGCTAGAGTTGTTTCTTTGACAAAGTCTCGTTTACAATACCTGCATTGATGCATTATTTGTCGTTGCCATGTGCTCGTATGTATGCGTCGAGTTCTTTTTTGCTAGTAATTTTTACCATCAATTCTAACTCGTCTTGTTTCATGTTGGGAAACAATTCTGCCAACTGCTTTTTGATAGCACCGGCACCAGCCGCAGTTTCTTTCTTTTTAGGAGCGATCCATTGATGTCGATGTGTGCCCATGCCCGGACTCACTGCTGTGGCCATGAGCCATTGTAGTTTGGGATGTCGACTCAGCGCAAAGAAATGTTTGTTTAGATAATGATTGCAACTCTGTACATAATACTCTTGCAATTCACGACTGCCTTGTATGCTGGATCCCCAACGTATCATCAAAAATGTACTAAACTTCTTGCGTTCATCGTCAGTTAAATTGTCGTAGAATGATCGATCTTTTCGATCAAACACTGACATTTCATTTTGAATGTTTAATTTATCGCTCATCTTTGCTTAGTTCATATATGACTTTGACTCGATCCAAGGCTTGTTGTAAAGCAGGATTGTTTTTGGCTGCTGATCTAATTTCGTGCCATAGTTGATTTTCTTTGATGTCGTTTCTAACTGGATCATAATCCTTGCCCGATTCATAACCTACCACAAATCGTTCTACAGGATTAGCACCCATTTCACGAGCATAGATGATTCCATCATTTCGTTCATATATGTAAGTTGCACCCGGTTTCAATGTTCCCATGTTTACCACGCCTTGTTATAATCTACAATTTCACAGTTACGACTGATGTCTTTGACAAAGTACACACACTCTGGCTTGTCGCTGTCATCCAATGGCACACACAGTAGTTGACCATTTTTTAATTTAGGCGCATACCAGACCACTTCCTGATATACATCAATAATTTCAATGTCTGGAAAGCTGGGTCTAAAACTGCTAAGTGGATTGAATTGAAATGCCTTGAATCCACGATCATTGATGGCTGTCAATGGCAACACTTCCAGGTCTCCAAGATCAGGTTCACCGATCAGTATCTGCCAATCCACTGGCATTTTGATACGCTTGTTTCCAATGCGCAAGATTAATGCCGGCGAGTTAAAACTTTCCAAAAATATCAAAGGAATGTAATGATAGTCTGGATCTTTGGGATCACTGTTATCCAAGATAGCAAAACGCATATCATCTACTTCTTCGGGCAAGTGATCAAGATCAAATGTTTGATCGTCTAGGGTTAATATTCTCATAGTATAATAATATAGGATTTAATTCTAAAGGTCAAGTTATTTTACCTTCATCCATTCTAATTTTTCCTGTGTAAATGGATACTTGGCTTCTTTGTAAAACTGTTTGCGCTTGGTTAAATGGCGTTTGGCAAATTTACAAGTACTGGTCAAGTCCCAAATCTGCACAAAGTCTTTGTCCTCGGCTTTGCGAATACCACGTCCTATACTTTGAATAACTCTAACAAAACTCTTGCCAGGTTCCACAAGCACCAAATTAAATATGCGAGGAATATTAATACCAACGGCAGCCACTCCGTATGTTGCCACAATGATCTTGTCATTGACATCAGCCACTTCGTCATACTCTTCCTTTCGATCTTTGGCCTTGGTTGCACCCGACACAAACACAGCTCGATCTCCCAAGCGTCTGACCAGCTCTTGACCAGCGGCCACACGATCCACCAACACTAGCGTATTGCCTGTTTCATTTACTCGAGCAATCACACTGGCCATGGCATCCAGTCTACCACTTTCTTCCAGTAGATACTTTAACTCACTTTGATAGTTGTTGTATTCCACATGGTCTTGTAATTGCACAATATTAACATGACAGTTTGACAAGTGGCCCATTTCCTGTAGTTCGCTGGCAGCCAATCTTGAAATCACTGGCCCTATGCTGACGTGTAGACTCTGAAACTCAAATGCTTCTTTGGGCACGGTACCTGTTAGTCCCCAACGTATGGGAATACGACTCATAACCCCTGTCAATAATGTTTTGAGTGCGTCGGCTTTGGCCATGTGTACTTCGTCTACCATGACACACACTACATCTTCTAAAAATTCAGCAATGGTGCAATCTTCTGCAGCACTTCCCGATTTGGTATTCTTTAACAACACGTTTAAACTTTGCCATGTACAGATGGTATGTGTACGACCCCACTCTTTTCTATCACCGAAATACACACCCACATCCAGTCCCATGTTGCGATAGTCATCCTCTGTTTGTGTCACAAGACTTTTGTTGGGTACAATGACCACGGTACGCCCGTAGGGTTCACAGCGTTGACTTAACGCCGCTGTCATGATTGTTTTACCGGCACCAGTGGCAATTTCTTGCAAGCACTGTGGGTTTGACAAAAAGTTGTTGACTATGGCACACTGATAATCACGCAACATCACAGGTTGTCCGGCGGCCGGATGTCCTTTGGGCCATGCAATATGAGCAAAACTATCTTCGGCCACAGGCTCAAAGTCAAACACAGTCTTGTACTCGCGTTGATCATCTAACTCAATGTCATAGTTGTATTCTTCCAAGATGGGAATAATTTCTGGCAACAAGTTTACATAGGTACTGCCGCCCAACTGAAAGTAACTGACTTTGCCATCCCAACGTCCCAATCTAACTGCTGGAAGATAACGTGCATATGGCACATCATATTTGAATTTGTTTACCAGAGCTTTGCGTACATCAAGCTCAAGTCCTTCTATCTTGATATTTACTTCATCTCTGATTATGATTGTGGCTGTTCTCATTGTATGTACGCTTGACTGACATATTGTCGTTGTTGTATTTCTGTTAGTAATTGTGCTCTGGGCATGGTTTCTACTAATTGAGCCACTGGAAAACGCAAAGGCAACAAACGTGGATCATTGAACACTGGATATCCTTGATTCTCAAAAAATTGTTGATGTGTGTTGTAATATTCTTGCATGCGTCCTAATCTAGTGTGTATTTCTTCAGTAGTATCATCCCAGAACTTGACTACAAAATCAGCACTGTAAAAATCATAAGGCTTGAACATGTTGTCACCAATATAACAGTCTCGATCAACAGTAAGATCCTCTAATGTTTTACCTATTTCACAATAGTTAAGATACACAGTACCAAAAAAAGTACTCATGGTTCCATATTTTAACATATGTTCCTGTGATAAGTGTAGAGTTTTTGGCATACCATACCATGTGCATACAAATCTTGGACGAGCACCACGCCCAATGTCTTCGCATCTATGCACTGCCAAATTGAGATTGGCCAATGCTTGCTGAACTTCATATGGTGCCTGATTCCAAAATTTACTGTGCTGTTGACCCAATTGACCGTGATATCGTTCAAAAACATTGTGTAGATAATTCAAGCAGTCTTGGTCTTGATAACTGGTAAACGGACGATCAATTATCAACTGATAAGCATTGATAGTATCAATGCATTGTTGAATATACTGTTCTGCTCGGTCAACTTCTTCCTTGTGGCTGTTGAATCCGTAAAATCTGTCAGGGTGATCCAACAGATAATCGCCGCGACTGTTCATGCGCTCAACCCAAAGCTCAGTAAAGGGTGAATCGATCAATTGAAATTCAAGAGTTAGAGTGTTGTCGCCAACAAGATCAATAAACAAGGACATACAGATATTATATACTTAGCAGACGCAAAAGTCAAAAAACCCGGCACCGTTTTAAGGGTACCGGGTGTAAAATGGACAGTATCTCTACTGCCCAGGAGCTAACTTTTAGGCTGATTTCATACAAGTAATTCGAGCCATGTCCTTCCAACGTAGAGCAAAGCTCTTGCGTAGCTGACCAATCTTGATTGCCATACGCAAACTAACTTCACGCAATGAGTTCTTGTGTTCTTCCATGAACTCAATTACTTCTGTTTCAGCTTCTTTGTCCAAGTCCATGTTTTCAAACAACGCACCATCTGAGGCAATTTGTTTGATACGCAAGATCTTGTCACGCATTGTGTCTAGGGTCAAATCCAAATAGTGACAACGACTTTGTAATGCGTCCAAGTGATCCTTGAGCTTTTGGCTTTTCATCTTGTCAAACTTCAAGTTTGTGATAAAGATGATTGAGCCGTTGAAGTTAAAGCTGTCAGGAATGCCTTCACGACGCAATGAACTGCTTTCAGATAACCACGAAATCTTACGCTTTGATCCAGAGTCCAGAGCACCTTTGAGCAAGTTAAGAGCCACATCATCAACCAAGATCGAGTCACAGTCGTCAAACACCAACATACAGTTCTTGTCAGAATATTTGTACAAGGTCTGATACAAGCCAATTGGTGTTGCTGAACCTTTGACAACTTCGGCTCTCAAACGCTTGCCTGACAATTTGTCAAACAAACAAGCCTGTTCTACAATTTTTTCAACACCATAGCTCTTGCCCACACCCGGAGGACCTGACACAATCATGGCACGAATATCACCTGTGGTTGCTGCTTTAGTCATTTCATCCAAGATCTGGAATCTGGTACGAATACGCTCAATGGCTTCTTCGTCTGTTTCATGAACCACTGCCACTGATTCTTCAGCTACTGTATCTGCGGCCAAAACTGGAGTGCCGGCTGCAAATTCAATGTCTTCGATTGAATCTACTTTGACTCGCACTTCATCAAACTCTGGGCCAAAATAGCCATCTGATTTTACTGTGACAAAGTTGCCCTTGGCACCAGTTTGAAAACCTTTGACCAATGCAAAACTCACATTGGACACAGGCTTGTTTCTATAACTACCGTTTTTGATTGTGACTGTTGTCATCTGTTTAGCTCCTACTTTAGTTAATATACTAGTATTGTAACGTGGATGCCGTTTCTGGTCAACCAGAGTTATCCACATATTACGGCGTAATTTATAGCCACGTAAATGCTTGATTTTCAAGCGTTTTTTTGTTGTTCTTCTGTTGCTTTTACGCAACACCGTAATACGTCGCATCTAATTCTGCCATTGCTTCTGCTTGCTCTCGCTCGCGTTCTTGGGCCAACCATGTAGCATGTTGGGCTAATTCTGCGTTGGGTTCTTCAATGATCCAACCTTGCTCACGCAACTGCTCACGACCTTCAAAGGTCTCTTTGAGTTGGTCCATTTGATTGTGCAATAGGTTAATTTGAGTTACAAGGAACTCTTTACTGTCCCACTGCTCTACACTAGCACCACGTGGGCGAAATCCATTTAAGTCCTTGTGAAAATCACTGTAGTAGCCTTGTAGTTCTTCCACCGAAAAATCTGTAAATTTGCGTGCCATTTTGTTAGCTCCAACGTTTAATTTATAACAACATTGTAGCAAAAATAGATATTTTGGTCAACCATAAAAAAACCCTTGTTAAACAAGGGCTTGTAATGTGTTATTTTGTAGTATTATGGTGTCGGTGGTCCCACTGGCACTGTGTTGTTGAAATTCGCTACTGATAAATCAAATTCCACTGTTTCGCCACTGAAAGTTAATATCTCTCCTGGGCCAGTGGTTTGAATTGGACCGTTATTGTATTCAATATTATAGCGACTCAAATCAGCTACACCGTTCCACAGTGGTTGCGATGCAATGTTAGTAAGTGCAAATACAGTATCGGTTCCAGCAACTGGTTCCCACTCCGGCGTTTCCTCTGTTCCTGTGTTGACAAAAGAAATGTTATAATTTGTGGTAATGGCCTCAATTTGAACTGTGGCTCCGGTTACTGCGGCAGAAAATGCCATAGTGCTAGTAAAGTTATCTGCTGCTGTGTACACTGGCACATCAATGTCAAACACGATGTTTGTTACGGTGTATGCATCACCACCGGTGATAATTGGGCCTGTTTCTGGCAATGTGCCATTGTACACAGTTGCGCCGCCTAGGGTGATTGTCACAGTGTTTGTACTTTCAGATGTGTTTTGCACCTGAAAAGCTATGTTCATTTGTTTGGTTGCCATGTTGATAGTCTCCTGCTTTTATTTATCATTAATACCAATGTTGTACAATTGCTGGGTCTGATATTTCATGCGGTTTTGGGTTGCCGTGAAATACCAAAATTGAAGTATTGTAATTTATAACTGTGCCAGAATTTGGTGTTTTCCATTGTTTTTTTCTAAAATCATAACCGCCATCTAAACACTGCCAGCGCCAACTTTTAACTTGTTCTTGATTGAACAATCGCTGAGATTGCTGATCAACAGTATTGGTAATGAAATCTTGATCGCCATGATATTTTAAAAACATAGTTCTACGGTCATTTTTACAAAATGTTTGCCAAACATACTGGAATCGTTGTGTGTCCCACCACATCACACTGCTGTTTATTCCTGTGTGTGTTGGGCGCCACAGATACTTGAAATCTTTTACTGCCCAAAAATAATGTGTATTGCCGTGCCATATCCAATCAATATTGCCCGATATGACCACATCTAAGTCCATGTACAACAATGGGCCAGCATGATGCACAGTATTAAACAACTGCATTTTGTACCACCAAGCTCGTTTGGGTCCGCTGATACCCCAATCTTCCAATTCGTGTTTGATGTAGGGGGCCGGTACCGGACGGCTAGCTTCGGTATAAACATGCAACTTTATTGGACGAGATAAATTTCTACACAGCATTCCATACAGCTTGTCAACATAACTCCAGTCATAGGCTGTGCCATGTATCACGCAGGCACAATCCAATGGCATGGTTGTGTCAAATATTGTAGGAGATTTTTTTGATTTAATTTTTAAGTTCCAAAATTTAACTGGATTGTATTTAGTGAGAAATATACGCATATAAATACCTTTATGAAGAACATTGTATTAGTAACTGGCGGATTTGATCCGCTGCATTCTGGACACATAGCCTACTTTAATGAAGCAAAAAAACTAGGCGACATTTTGATAGTGGGCGTAAACTCAGATGCCTGGCTGACCCGTAAAAAAGGTGCGCCATTCATGCCCTTGTTAGAGCGCACCAACATTGTGCGCAATCTCAAGATGGTGGACTATGTGATAGATTTTCCCGACGATGATGGCAGTGCCCGCGGCGCTATCCAAATGGTGCGTCAAAGTTATCCAACAGATCAAATTATCTTTGCCAATGGTGGAGATAGAACCAACGACAATATTCCTGAAATGGATGTTGCTGACAACAAGGTCAAGTTTGTGTTTGGTGTGGGCGGCTTTGACAAAGCCAATTCCAGCAGTTGGATTCTGCAAGAATGGAAAGCTCCTAAAACAGAACGTCAGTGGGGATATTATCGTGTGTTGCACGAAGTACCCGGAATGAAAGTCAAAGAACTCACTGTGAATCCGGGCTGTAGTTTGAGTATGCAACGTCATTGGAAACGTGCCGAATACTGGATTGTGTCCGAAGGAGAGTGTGTGGTTAACACTCAATTAGATGGAGGATATCGTTTACCGTCTAAAAAATTATCTACACACAAAGAACACAAAATACATGTGGCCGAATGGCATCAGTTGACCAATCCATACGATGTTCCTTGCAGAATTGTAGAAATACAATACGGCAATCAATGTGCAGAAGAGGACATTGAAAGACGACCATGAAACCAATTCCAATTTTCATAGGGTACGATCCTAGAGAAGCCATAGCATATCACACCTGTGTTAATTCAATCATTAGGCATGCCAGTCAACCTGTGGCCATTGTTCCACTGGCGTTGAACTTGTTGCAAGGCTACAACGAAACCCACACCGACGGTAGCAATCATTTTATCTACAGCAGATTCCTTGTGCCACATTTGATGGGCTATAGTGATTGGGCCATCTTCATCGATGGAGACATGATTGTACGCGATGATATTGTCAAGCTCTGGAATCTTCGAGAACTATCTCGTGATGTCATGGTTGTCAAACACGATTACAAAACCAAGATGACCGAAAAGTACCTTGGTGCCAAAAATGAAAACTATCCTAGAAAAAATTGGAGCAGTGTTATTCTTTGGAATTGCAGCAGTTTCCCCAACAGACGTTTGACTCCAGAATTTATTGAAAAGGCCACCGGAGCACAGCTACACAGATTCTCCTGGATCGAAGATAGTCGCATTGGTGAATTGCCCCCAGAATGGAACTGGTTGCCTGACGAATACGGTGCCAATCCTGATGCTAAATTGCTACACTACACACTGGGCGCACCATGCTTTCACGAGTTTGCTACCACACCACAGGGCGATGAGTGGCATCGTGAACGCATACTGACTGATTATTGCATACAACGCAACATTCAATGAGTTCCTGGCTTTTCCTCAGCAAAAACTTCAACGACGAATACATCAACATGTTTGCCCGAGGATGCGTTGCAACACCAGTGGCAGACATTGACTACAGCTCCAGTACTCAACCCATAGTGTTACGAGGCATACTCAAACACAAAATAATGAAACAGTGTTGGAAGGATCATAGAGATTTTTACTACATGGATTCTGGATATTTTGGCAACAGTCCTAATCCGTTGAATCCGTTGGGGTGGAAAGTCTGGCATAGAATTGTAAAAAACAACCTACAACACACTGACATTGTTGTGCGTCCTGATGACCGATGGAAAAAGTTCAACATTGAATTACAGCCAAGAAAATACGGATCTAAAATCATAATAGCCGCACCTGATGAAAAACCTTGCAAGTTTTATGGAATAGATCAACAACAGTGGATCAACGAAACTGTAGAAACTATTAAGAAATACACTGACCGGCCAGTGGTTGTTAGACAACGTGCTCCCAACAGAATAGATAGAATACAAAGCAATCCGTTGAACCAAGTGCTCAAAGATGATGTTCATGCCTTGGTCACATTCAACAGTGTGGCTGCTGTTGAAAGTGTTATGTTGGGTGTGCCAGCTTTTACACTGGCTCCA